GCAGCCATTTACGGCTAGCTGAAACTGGCCCATGTCGAAGAACTTGGCTTGTTGGCCAGTGGGGGCTGCAACGTTTGCAGAACTAAACACGAAATATTGATTCAGACTCAAAGCATCACCTTTTGATCGGTTTCTGCCACGAGACTTGTGGGCAACAGCCACATCGTGCACGAAATGCCCTGCGAAGGGTGGACCAGATACTGATCCTTCGTAGTTCTCCAGCTGTGTCACGTTAGTGAACGTGGCATCATCTGGATCCATATTCGTGACCATGGCAATGATTCCAGCGGAAACAATTGTGCCAGAGGCCATATATTCCTCACCACGATACCAAAATCTGCACAAATGGCAAATGTACTCCTCATAAGTACTGGCAATCTGGGAGAAAACTGGAAACAGAACTGAATTTCCAGGATTTAGGAAAAAGTTCTGAAGCAAAGCAAAAGCTGTGCTGGCTGGAACGATGTCAGTCACTTTCTCAAAGCGACGGTTAAAGTGATCTCTAACCTGGTTGGTATTTCTCCAAACCATGCCAACGTTCACACCATCCGTGACAGCACTTGCAACTCCTTTTGGAGGTGCTGTCATGGGGCCGCTATTGTTTTTGCGGCTCTTGTTTTTGGGCTTCGGCCCGTGGGGCTTCTTGAACATCGCACGCTCCAGCTTTTTGTGCTGGGCTTTTTGCGTGCGTTTGGTTTGGTTTCCCATGTTCAATACTTGAGAGCAGAAAAGAAGAAGAAGAAGGAAGAGAGTTATGTGTTGAAGATTCAAAATGTGATCTAAGACTTTTTAAAAGGGTGAAGGCCTCGCTTACCAGCGGAGTCCCCTTCAATTCAAGTCCGGCATACAATGCCCAACACCAATCGTTGGATTTATAGATACCATCAATCTCACTCATCGTAAGACCGTTGATCTCACCAACTAACTGCTCTTTGTACTCTGGATGTTTCCAGATCCAATCAATGTATTTTTGAATGAAGGCGCGGCACTCGAGGTTTGCCCAAGAGTCTATCCGCAGCGCGTACGCTCTCATCAAATGCCAACGAACATCGTCGACAGTTGAACCGAAGCGAAGTGAGCACAGAACTCGATCTGTGTCGGGAACAGGCAACCAAATGCCTTGTTCCTCACGAAAACCCTGCGACAGGAATTGAACATCCTTTAGAGCACGAGGCTCTTCGCAGGGGGTCTTGGTGGTAATTCCAATACCAGACCAAATGGGAGCAATAGTTTTCGGGTTGAACCAATCCACGCACAGCTGAGACACTGTGAACGTGTTATCGTCGCCATTTAAGGCAGCTTCAACGTTACTCATATAGTCCTCATAGCTTCCAAATACATCACCTTCGTAATTTCGCTTACTGATATCATCGGTAATCGCCGCTGCATGAGATGCAGCATTGGCTTTCCCAAATTTACTTTCAGCTAATTCAATCCACGCATAGGCAAACAGACGAAACAAAATCATGGTATTATCCACAATCGTGTTTGCTGAGCCTGACGGGTTTCCGGTGTGTTTCTGAATAAGCTCACCATTCTCAAGAACGATCACAGAATGAACTATGTCGTCATACAGGCGTTGAAACCTGAGAGAATTTTCCGCAGTTTTGTGCTCATCGGCTAGCATATCCCAACGTATTTCCATTTGGCCATACATGGCCCGGACAAACAAGCTCGAGTCATATTCTGACTCATCGAGCTCGAAAGCGAAGGGATGAATACCAAGCCGAGCAAAAAGTGCATTCCAACCTTGAAGAAATTTCGAACAACCAACGAAAGACCAAGTCTTACCGTTAGATCGATAGAAACGATTGTTCATATCGAGACAGAAACGATTAAGAGCAACTGAGTGCTCAACGGGGGAGGCAGTGAAAGTGCGAATCTTATTTTCTAACAACTTTTCAGCAGCACGAAGCTCTCGCTTCTGACTACAAGTCCATATAGGTCTCATAGTTCTCTCCTCGTTCTTTCCTAACATGTTCCAGAACTCTCCAAGCATGTGTGTAGGCCCCTTGTCTATAAATTCACCTTTCGTGTGAAAATCTAAACTTAAAGGATAACCAACGGATGTTTTCCGGTCGCATTCCCGCAAGCAATCTTGCTCACTAAGAATTCGCGAACCACCCATGTGTCGCATGAAATGCCGACGAGTCCATTCACCAGACAGAGCCCAACTCTTTTCATTGAGTTTTGGTTGCTCTTTGTCATACTTACTAACGCTTTTAAAAGACGCGTTCAGATTGGGAATGACCCCGCGATAAGCTGTTCCAATATCGAGATTCTTCTCGATGCAATACTCCTCCAAACTTGTATTGGGTGCCCACTCATCAATGCCTTGTTTAACGTAACGTTGCACTTGGCTGACGAAGTCGACATTTCCCCTAACAAAATAATGGTGGAAGTGTGCTGACGGTTCCCGTGATATTTCATCGGGATGGATATCTTTCCAATCCAATCCTCCAGACTGACGACCCACTACTACTCCTTGTTCATATGTTCGATTTTTGAACACCTCTCTGGTTACGTAGTTTTGATACCACTTTTCCCAGAGGGGAACAGGAGGTAATGGGACATCTAGTTTTTCTGGGGGGTTCCGGTTGCCACAGATACAATCTGCGGCGTGATGGCGAGAAACAAATTCTCAACTCCACCACGAGTGGCGTTATGGAATCCCACAACCTTGCCTGATTCGGCATCAACCACTGCACCAGAACAATTACCATCAATTGATGACAACTTATACACTCCGACTTTGTGCTTCGTTGTACTAGTTAGACTCATTGAGTCAATTGCGTCCTCCATCCGAATGATTTTCGCGGCATCAAAGCCGATACTACTCGTAAGGAAAGCCTCATCAGTATCATAAGCATACAATGCTACTTTACGACCCACCACAGGGTAGGCATGATTCATCTGAGGAAACTCTTTCAAAGAGTCCGGACGTGCAAAGAAAAGGAGATCATAAGACAATTTCTTGCCTTCCTTCCTATCTACAGAATGTTCGACGACTTTTCCGTCGTGACGAAAAGAGAATTTGATACGATCGCTTTCTTCCTTGAATATGTGTTCACACACAACTATTCCATTCCATATCATCGTTGCATTCAAACATCTGGTACCGATGCGAGCCAGTCCAACGGCGCCTTGAACTTTGCCAATTGCAAAGCGTTTCCCATTAACCGCACTTTCTTG